ATCCAGAACGGCATCGAGAAGCCGAACGAATGCCGTCGGAAGCTGGATCTTCAGGATGCGGAGGGCGGCGACCAGCTGATCGTGAACGGAAACTTCGTTCCGCTGGCAGACGTCGGCATCCAGTACGCGCAGAACGAACCACAGCAGAACGCACAGCAGACGCGGCAGCGGCCTGTGCATAATGCAGCGCAGGAAGGCGGGACTGTTCCATCAGCAGGAACGCCGGGCGGCGCGGATCCGGAAGACACAGCCGAAACAGATCCGGAACAGAAAATAAAGCAGGAAGGAGGGAAAGACGATGGTGAACAAATACCGATTCACGCGGAAGAATCCGAAGACTAAGAAGATCGAGAACACGGGGTACATGGAGATCAGGAACGCGGCAGCGGGTGCGGAACTGTACATCTACGGCGACATCGTGTCGTCTTCGTGGGATGTATGGAGTGCGGACGACACATGCCCGCAGGACATCGCGGACTTCATGAACCAGATCGATCAGAACGCAGATCTGACCGTCTACATCAATTCGGGCGGTGGTGACGTGTTCGCAGGAATCGCGATCCACAGCATCCTGTCCCGTCATACGGGGCACATCAAGGGCGTCGTCGACGGACTGGCGGCATCGATCGCATCGGTGATCCTGATGGCCTGCGACGAAATCGTGATGTCTACGGGCGCGCAGATCATGATTCACAAGCCGTCAGTCTTCGCCTACGGAAACGCGGACGATCTGACAGCACTGATCGCGGAACTGGACAAGTGCCAGCAGAGCATCACGGACATCTACATGCAGCACGCGAAGGAAGGCGTGTCAGAATCTGACATCACCGAAAAGATCAACGCGGAAACATGGATGTCTGCAACGGACGCGCAGGAAGTCTTCGACATCGAAATCGATGAACGGCCTGCTATGGCTGCGTGCGTCAGCTGGATGATGGACAGCTGGAAGAACGCGCCGAAGAACATCCGGACAGAGCGTCCGGAAGATGTCGAGAACAGGGAAGCCGAAGAAGAAGCTGACCTGATCGCAGAAATGGAACTGATGGGAATCTAAATCAAAGGAGGATCTAAACACATGAGCAAAGAAGCAAGAGCACTTCTGAAGAAGATCAACGACATGAAGAACGCGATCCGCGGCCTTCAGGGTCAGGGCAAGACGCAGGAGATGAAGGACAAGATGGATCAGCTGCGCGAGATGCAGCAGGAGTTCGACATCATGATGGAGATGGACGAAGACGAGATCGACGACATCGACGACGCCGTCAAGGGCGGCAAGGCGAAGGGAATCGAAGGCGGAGCGGCAGCAGGCGCGAAGAAGTACGCGAAGGCCGACATCGCCCGCGCATTCGTCAACCGTATCGTGTGCGGCCTGCGCAAGCGTCAGATGACAAAAGAGGATCAGGAGATCATGGACGCCATGACCGAAGCTGATCCGAACGAGGACGGCGAATCCGACGGCGGCTTCACTGTGCCGCAGGACATCCAGACCGACATCCGCGAACTTCGCAGGACTGAAAACGATCTGGAAATGTACGTCAACGTCGAGAACGTCACCACGCTGTCCGGATCCCGCGTGATCGAGATCGACGCCGACAGCACACCGTGGCCTGACGTGGACGAAGGCGAAGCGTTCACCGAACAGAATACACCGAAGTTCAAGCAGATCAAATACAAGGTCGCAAAGAAGGGCGGCATCCTGAAGACCACACGCGAACTGCTTCAGGATACTGCTGCGAACATCCTGGCATACCTGAACAAGTGGATCGCCAGAAAGTCCAGGGCGACCAGAAACGCCGCGATCCTTGCGAAGCTGAACGAGATCACGACCGGGAAGGCCGTGGCGATCACCGGCGTGGACGACCTGAAGGACGTCTTCAACGTGAAGCTGGATGCAGCGATCGCGCCGACTTCCATCGTGCTGACCAATCAGGACGGCTTCAACTATCTGGACAAGCTGAAGGACGAAAAGAAGGACTACATCATCCAGCCGGACGTCACCGACAAGACAAAGCGTCTTCTGTTCGGCGTGTATCCGATCCACGTCGTCAGCAACAAGACACTGAAGTCCGTGACTTCCGGATCCAGCGCGAAGTATCCGCTGTTCATGGGCGATCTGAAGGAAGCTGTGACACTGTTCGACCGCGAGAAGATCACCGTGGAGCTGTCCACAGAAGCCGGTGATCTGTGGGCGAAGGATCTGACAGGAATCAAAGTCCGCGACCGCTTCGATGTGCAGGCCGTGGACGAAGCTGCTGTCATCAAGGGCGAGATCACCGAAGCGATCGGCGGCTGATCGGATCCGGATGCAGATCATGAAGAAAGGAGCGGGAAAAGATGACGCTGACTGAAGTGAAGCAGTACATCCGCGTCGACTACACCGACGACGATGAACTGATCGAACTGATGCTGAATGCGACGCTGGACGAAATGAAGGAACTGATTCCTTCCTTCGATCCGGACAACATCACGAACCGCCAGAAGATCCTGATCTGCGCCTACATCAAGGAGATGTACGACAACAGAGGGAACACGACGGCGCAGCCGGAGAAGATCCGGTACGCCGTCAGATCCCTTCTGCTGAAGGAAATGTTGAGGTGATGGGATGGCAGCGGCACGGATCGAGATCTACAGGAAGAACTACAGCATCGTGTCCGGGCGGCGCGTGGAAGAAGAACCGACACTGCATCATAAAGCATGGTGCGAGATAGGGAACCTTTACGGATCCGAACTGTACGGAGCGCTGGACATCCGCCTGGAAAACACGATCATCTTCGAAGTGCGGTACTGCAAAGCCATAAAAGCGATGCAGCAGCATCTGAAGGACTACTACATCAAGTTCGAAGGCGAAGTATATGACATCTTCGCGTCGGACTTCAGGAGGAACGAACGGCAGTATGTGCAGCTGAAAGCAAACAGAAGGGACTGATGCGCGATGAAGATCACGTTCAACATGGAGGGCTTCGACCGCCTGCGGACACAGGTGGAAACACTGTCGTCAGACAGCGAGATCGCCGCCTTGAACAAACGGATCTATCAGCGCAGCGCGGACGTCACGGAACCGCGAATGAAGGCGCATATGCCGCGATCAGCGGACAATTCGAAGTCAGGCCGGAACGGGTACAGACCGCCGGGACATGCGGCTGACAACATCCCGAAGAAAGCCACGTCACGGAAAGGCGAAGTCGGGTGGAAGCTGGACGGCGATGCGCAGAACTGGTTCTACATGAAGTTCGTGGAATGGGGCACGTCAAAGATGCCCGCGCGCGACTTCATCGAAAACACGATGCACGAATCAGAATCGGACTACAACCAGATCGCGGAAGAAGAGTTCCAGCGGGCGCTGAACGAAAAGCTGGGAGGATGAGCGAATGGACGTCATCAAAACGGCAGCGGATGCGCTGAAGCCTTTATCAGACGAAGGGATCACCGTTCAGCAGGGATGGTACGATGCCAGCCTGAAGAAGCTGCACATCACGCTGTGGAAATTAAGAGACTACGCCGCCGCGCATTCGGATGATGACTGCGACGTAGAAGCCGCGACGATACAGGTCAATATCTGGTCGAAAGCTGATCAGCAGGATCTGGTGAAGCGGGTGAAGAAACTGATGAAGGCGAACGGATTCGAGTTCACGGAAGGGAACGACACCGGGGAACCGGACACGGGCGTCTTCATGAATGCGATGCGCTTCTTCTATCAGGAGGAAGCCGAAGAAGAAACGGAGGAATAAAAGAATGGCAGACACACAGACCATCGTCAGAAGCAGAACGAAGTCCTTCCGTGACATCCACGTCGCACACGTGACGAAGAACACGGAAACAGAGTACGCGGCCGACACGCCGACAAAGCTGGCGCGCGCGATCACCGGGAAGATCAGCGACAAATTCGAATCCGAAAAGATCTATTCGGACGACAGCGTCGAGGATACAAACATGACGTACACCGGGACGGAAGTCGAATTCGAAGTGAACGCGCTGGCGCCGCAGGACAAGTCACGCGTTTTCGGCCATCTGTACAAGAACGGATACCTTGTGAAGAACAAGAACGACAAGGCGCCGGAAGTCGCGGTCGGATGGCGTGCGAAGAAACTGAACGGCAAATACGAATTCTGCTGGATGTACGCCGGGCGCTTCGATCAGGGGATGGAAGACAACTACGAAACCGAAGGAGCCAGCCCCAAAACACAGACGGCGACGCTGAAGGGCAACTTCTACGAACGCCAGCTGGATGGGAACTACAAGATCGAGGTCGACGAAGGGAACCTTCTGGAAGCGGATACAAGCGCGGCAGCGGCGATCAAGAAATGGTTCGAAACCGTACAGGAACTTCCGACATCCGGCAACTGACAACTAATAACTGATCATTTTAAGGAGGGACGAAAATGGCAGCAACCAACACAGTGAAGAAAAGAAAGATCATCATCGGCGGGAAGGAATACCAGATGCCGCAGAAGATGACGACGCTGGCGTACATGCGCTACATCAAGCTGCGAGACGAGATCATGGAGACGGAGAAACAGCAGCGGCTGTACAACTACAATCAGTTCGTCGAGATGATGGACGTGATCGTGGAGATGTACGGCGACCAGTTCACACGCGACGAACTGATCAGTGAACTGTCACCGGAAGACATCATCATGGAATTCGCGATGATGGATGTCAGCGTCGCCGCGAACGTCGACACGAAGGTGGAGAAGTTCAAGGAAAATTTTACAAGTGGCGAGTGATGCCGGAAATGACGCTGCCGTACGGAGAGGATGAACGGATCTGTGCGGCAGTGTCTGTTCGACAGTACAGGCGGTACACGGAGATCATGGAACAGAACGTCACCGAATCGATCGAAGACGCGGTCGAAGCGAATGCGCGGATCCTGTCGGAGATCTTCGGCGTGCCGATGACGCAGATCAGGAAGATGGACGCGGAAGACGTCATGACAGCGGCGAAGCAAGTGCACTTCGTCATGCAGGACGTCATCACGCAGAAGTTCCTTGATCTGAATCCGGAGCATCCGGAAGCGGTCGAGAAGGAAGCATCAGCGTTTGACGAATACGACGAAGAAAACGGATACAACGACGACGGAGCACAGGAAGAAAGAAACTTCTGGCAGATCTGCCGGGAGAACGTCGACCGGGTCGTGAAGCTGTGCATCCGGCTGATGAAGAATTCATATCAGGACTGCATGGAAGCGGACATCATGAGCCTGCTTGATTATGTGGCATTTGAGATCCGGACACTGAAAGAAAACTAAGGGAAGGAGCGGGACAGCGTGGCAGACGTAAAGATTAACATACAGGCCGAAACACAACAGTTTCAGGCTGCTATGCGGCAGTGTTCCGCAGAAATGAAACAGCTGTCGTCCGAATACAGTCTTGCGGCTGCACAGGCGAAGCTGTCCGGATCCGCACAGGACGGCCTTCGGGCGAAGGTCACAGAACTGACTGGCAAAGTAGGACTTCAGAAAGACATCGTCGAAAAGAACGAAGCACAGCACGCAAAGCTGAAGCAGGCGCTGGAACAGCAGAAATCGACGCACGACACGCTGAAGACGAAGGTCGAAGCGGCGAAGAAGGCGTACGAAGCAAGTGCGAAGGCCACAGGCGAAGATTCTGAACAGACGAAGAAGCTGAAGGCAGAGTACGAAAAGCTACAGTCACAGCTGGGAAACACAGAAAGAAGCATCCAGAAGACAGAAACAGCGATCACGAAGCAGGAAGGCGCGGTCACATCTTCAAAGGCGAAGCTGGCAGAACTGGAAGTACAGCTGCGGAACGTGAACGCGGAACTGGCACGGGCGCCGTTCGATGCCTACGCAGAGAAGGCGAACAAGATCGGCGGAACGATCACGAAGGTCGGCGAAGCGATCATGCCCGCGTCTATGGCGACGGTCGGACTGGGAACGGCAGCAGTGAAGACTGCCGCGAACTTCGACACTTCGATGTCACAGGTTCAGGCGACGATGGGTCTGACGAAGGATTCCACGTCGAAGCTGAACGGCGAAACGGTCAACACGATGGACGCGCTGTCGAAGCTGGCGCGGACGATGGGAAAGGACACAAAGTTTTCCGCCAGTGAAGCAGCGGACGCGATCAACATCCTTGCGATGGCAGGCATGGACACGGATGACATCTATTCCGCGCTGCCTGCGACGCTGAATCTGGCAGCGGCTGGTAACATCGGCATCGCGCAGGCCGCAGACTATGCGACGGGCATCATGTCCGGCTTCGGCATGAAGACGCAGGACGCTTCGAAGGTCGCGGACGTTCTGGCGGTCACGGCATCCAGTGCGAAGGGATCCGTGTCTGACTTCGGCGCAGGACTTGCACAGGCAGCAGGCCAGGCATCCATCACAGGCCAGTCATTCGAAGACACAGCGACAGCGCTGGGAATTCTGGGAAATCACAATATATCCGCAGCTGAAGGCGGAAACATGCTTCAGCGCGTCCTGAAGAACCTGTATCAGCCGACATCGACGGCGAAGGACGCACTGGATGCGCTGGGCGTGTCCGCCTACGATTCAGAGGGCAAGGCAAGGCCGCTTCAGGACGTTCTGACAGATCTGCGGGGCAAGCTGGGCGAACTGTCCGAAGAGGACTACAACAGCGTCATGGGGCAGATCTTCGACACGGCATCACTGCGTGGCGCGAACTTCCTGATTCAGGATTCCGGGGAAGCATTCGACAATCTGCGCGCGAAGATCGGCGGCGCATCCGGCGCGGCTGAAAAGATGGCAGAGGTGCAGCAGGACAACCTACAGGGACAGCTGACCATCCTGAAGTCACAGCTGGAAGAACTGGCGATCAGCTTCGGTGAACTGCTGATGCCGAAGATCCGCGAAGTCGTCGGCAAGATTCAGGACTTCGTGGACAAGCTGAACAACATGGACGAAGGACAGAAGCAGGCGATCATCCGGATCGGTCTGGTCGTGGCGGCAGCAGGGCCTTTACTGGTCGCGCTGGGAAAAATGATCATATTCACGGGTCAGGTGTCCACGCAGATCGGGAACATGGTCGAGTGGTACACGAAAGCGGGCGGCGCATCCGGGATACTTGCGAAGGCACAGACAGGACTGTCGTCGGCGTTCAGCTTCCTGACATCGCCGATCGGAATCGTGATCGGCGTCATCGCCGTGCTGGTGGCGGCATTCATCCATCTGTGGAGGACGAACGAAGACTTCCGGAACGCGATCATCGCGATCTGGGAGCGGATCAAAGGCGCCTTCCAGGAATTCGTCGGCGGCATACAGGAAAGGCTGTCAGCACTGGGAATTAACTTTCAGTCAGTCACGCAGGCAATCGGCGCGATCTGGGACGGGTTCTGCAACCTGTTAGCGCCCGTATTCGAAGCGGCCTTCGGCATCGTGGCGACGGTACTGGAAACGGCCTTCGGCATCATCACGGGGCTGCTGGACGTCTTCATCGGCCTGTTTACAGGGAACTGGACACAGGCATGGACAGGCGTGCAGGAGATCTTCGGGGCGATCTGGGAAGGCATCAAGGGCGTCTTCAGCGGCGTGCTGACGGCGATCCAGGGCGTCGCAGACGTCTTCCTGGGATTCTTCGGGACAAGCTGGTCAGAAGCCTGGACGAATATCAAGACGTTCTTCGAAGGCATCTGGAACGGTATCAGCACGTTCTTCACGACGATCTGGACAACGATCAGCACGACCGTCACGACATTCTGCACGACCGTCTGGACGACGATCAGCACGATCTTCACGACGGTCGCGGAAACAGTTTCGACGATCTGGGAAGGAATCAAAAGCGTCATTCAGGTCGCGATCATGTTCATCGTGGAACTGATCAGCGCGGCCTTCCAGCTGATCACGGTTCCGTTCCGGTTCATCTGGGAGAACTGCAAAGAGACGATCACGGCAGCATGGGAAGCGATCAAGACCACGGTGTCGACCGCGCTGAACTTCGTGAAGGACAACATCATCACGCCGGTCATGACGGCGATCAAGACCGTGATCGATACAGTGTGGAACGGCATCAAGACCGTGATCACGACCGTCATGAACGGCATCAAGACCGTGATCACGACCGTCTGGAATGCGATCAAGACAGCCACATCGACCGTCTGGAACGCGATCAAGACAGCCGTAACGACCGCAGTGAACGCGATCAAGACAGCGGTCACGCCGATCTTCAACGCGATCAAGACCACGATCACGTCCGTGTGGAACGGAGTGAAGAGCGCGACGACATCCGCATGGAATGCGATCAAGTCAGGCGTGACGTCAGCCGTGAATGCGGTGAAGTCGAAAGTCCAGTCCGTCATGAACAGCATCAAGTCCGTGATGTCTTCGGCATGGAACAGCATGAAAAGCGCGGCGTCTTCCGGATGGAACGCCATCAAGTCGGCGATCGAAAGGCCGATCAATGCGGCGAAGCAGGCCGTGGCGAATGCGATCAGCGCCATGCGGTCGAAGTTTAACTTCCATTGGAGCCTGCCGCATCTGGCACTGCCGCATCCGTATATATCCGGACACTTCAGTCTGAATCCGCCGTCAGTCCCGCACTTCGGGATCAGCTGGTATAAATCAGGCGGTATCATGACACGTCCGACAGTATTCGGAGCATCCGGGAACACACTGCTGGCAGGCGGCGAAGCGGGAGCAGAAGCGATCCTGCCGCTGAAAGCGTTCTATGATCGCCTGGGCGACATGCTGGACAAGAAGCTGGACGCACTGACAGGCGGAACGGTCGTGTATGTATACGTCACGATGGACGGCGATGTCGTCGCGGAAAGAGTATACACACGCGTCGAAAATGAATTCGTAAACAAGATACAGCGGAAGAGATAAGGAGGGATGAAATATGATCGTGAACGGCGTGGACGTCAGGGAATACGGCGCGAAGCTGCTGACGGTCGAAGAGCAGCCGCCGAAGATCAGTGTCCAGAAGGAGATGATCCAGCGGGCACTGCTTCCGACGGAGTACGAAACAGACATCCCGCTGGGAACGCTGAAGCTGACGATCTACTTCCGCGCAAGGAACCGGGCAGAACTTCAGCGGACTGTATCAAGATTCATGATGCAGTTCCGCCAGTCTGCCGTCCTGGAAGAGATCAAGGGATACAAAGGCAAATACAAAGCATATCTGACAGACGACAGTCTGACGAAGACGCTGGATCTGTCGAAGAAGATTCTGGAACTGTCGATCGACGGGTATTTCTTCGATGACGATCTGGAAATCACATTCGACGGGAAGACGTCCGGGCAGATCTTCGTGGAAAGCAGCAAGGACGCGCCGTGCGCCGTGGCAGTTACGGCAAAGCAGCAGCTGACGGACTACGTGATCGTATTGAACGGCGAAGCCTACACCGTGGAAACACTGGCAGCAGGGAAGACGCTGATCATCGACGGCAGGAGCGGGACGGCGACGATCGACGGGAAGAACGCCTTCGATCAGGTGTCGTTCTGGCAGTTCCCGCGCCTGGCAGCGGGCGAAAACGATCTGACGTTTTCTTCCGGATCCGCGAAGGTCGTGCTGACGTATACGCCGATGTGGATGTAAGGAGGGCAGCGGGATGATCCAGATATACGACGCGCTGCACAAGCGGATCGCGGCGATCGACATGATGGACGACCTGAAGATCGAAAAGACGCTGTCGTCCGGGGACAAGGAACTGTCGTTTTCATATCCGAAGAACGGCGCGGCGATCGCGGCACTGGCAGCGGAAAACTACATCCGGACGAAGGAAGACGAATACGTCCTGAAGGAGATCGAGACAGGGGCGACGAAGAACAGGTACGTCGCGAAGCTGAACATCGAAGAACTGGAACAGCAGGAATTCACGTACGGCTTCGAATCGCAGACACAGACGGCGCGCGCTTGCCTGGAATTCGCCTTCGAGGGAACGGGCTGGACGGTCGGCACGTGTACGATCACGAAGCGCCGGACGGTCGACATAGAAGACACGTGCACGGCGTGGGATGTCCTTCAGGACGTCCTGAAGACGTACATGTGCGAATGCAGCATAGACAGCATCCGGAAGGTGATCCATCTGCACGAACACATCGGGACGGATCGCGGCGCATACTTCATGGAGGGGCTGAACCTTCGGAAGCTGACAGTGAAGTCGAACACGTACGACTTCTACACGCGGATCTATCCGATCGGCAAGGACGGGATCACGCCGGAAATCATGATCGGCGTTCCGTACCTGGACAACCATCAGTACAGCGACAAGATCGTGCCGAAGGTCTGGAAGGACGAACGGTACACTATCACGGAAAACTTGATCGAGGACGCACGGGCGAAGCTGGAAACAGCATCCAGACCGTACACGGCCTACACTGCCGACGTCGCAGATCTTGCGGCACAGTCTGAAGAATACGGCCTTCTGGATTATGACATCGGCGATACAGTGTGGATCGTATCGAAGACGGAGAACACGCGGGCGAAGCAGCGGATCGTGAAGATGACGGAATATCCGAAGGATCCGCAGAAGAACACTTGCGAACTGTCCAGCGTCGTGAAGACGTTCGAACAGATCCAGACGGAGACACAGGAAAAGACACTGTCGGATGCCGTGTCCGTGTCTGAATCGAGGACGAAGCGGATCCTGCGGGGCGGGTACTGGACGACCGAAGAAGTCCAGGCGGCGATCACATCTTCGGAAGAAAAGATCGCGACATCCGTCCAGGCGATCCGGACAGAATCGCGGGATATGGCATCGGCGGCAGAGGAAGCCGCGAAGCTATACACAGACGATGCCAACAACAAGACCGTGGAGCAGATGACGAACGAATATCAGACCATGATCGAACAGACATCGATCGACTTGAACATTTCGATCCGGTCGATGGAAGAGACGGTCACAGCGCAGGGCGAAGATCTGGAATCGTTCAAACAGGAGAACGAAACATACTTCCATTACACAGACGACGGCCTTGAAATCGGCAAGAAGCAGGACGGCGGCGTGATGCCATTTTCCACAATGTTGTCGAACACGCGCCTGGAATTCAGGCAGGACGGATCGCCGGTCGCATACATCCAGTACGACAAGCTGCACATCCTGAACGTCGAAGCTGTCAGACGATGGTCTGTCGGAGCGGCAGAGGACGGCGGATACTTCGACTTCATATCGACACAGTACGGGATGGGCGTCAAATGGAGGGAAGCACAGGAAGAAGAACCGGCGACGGCGAACACGCTGCGCCTGCAAACGAAGATCAGGAAGGCAGCGGCACGACCGGCTGTATATCAGCAGCTGATCGATGACAGCGGCGTCTTCCGGATGGAGGTGGCAGCAGATGGCAAATAAAACATTCGGCATACCGATCACGGCGAATGTGGCACTTCAGAAGCCTGCGACGGCCTACGGGAGCGTATCAGGCGACGTCACGACGATCACGTCGGTCAGCATATCAGTCAGTGATAACGAGTGGATTTTAGGCTGCCTGGTCGAAGATTTCCCGAAGGTGACGATCATCGACGGGAAACAGTACAGATGGACGATAAAGACGAAGAAAAAGAGCATCGCCGGGAACGAATATGTCGCAGCAGCCACACTGAACATCGGGACAAAGCTGGTAATCAACAAACCATTCTTCACGATAAAGTACGGAACGAATCCTGTTTCGGAACCGTCTGAATGCGTCCGGTCATTCTATGATCTGGGACGCCTGACATATTACGAATGGGATCCGGGCGCGTCAGACATCGAGATCACAGGAAACGAATCAGTCCCGCTGAACGTAGAAAGCGGCGACGATTCCATATCGATTAAACTGACGACGGATGCGACATACAGGTTCACGTGGACGCTAAAGAATAAGACATACAGCAACACGAAGAAACTGGC